ATATTGATTATATTATTAAAAATATGATAATGACATGGTTTTCTGGATTTCTAAACATGTTAGTTATTGTTCACATATGGGCCAGGTGCAAGGCAGGCGAGTGTCACTTTGATGATGATTGAGAATTGCCGTTGGCTCTCCAGAGAACAATTCTGCGACAATAGTGCCGACACATGCACTGACAAATACCATCCACATACATATTCCTATGCTTATCAACACTAGATCCACCATTACTAGGGTATTCCTTGAGTTCGTTGATGTTACTGGGTCTATCTGTTTGATGACGCTCACAGCAATTACACTTAGAAAGTATGTCCAGATAAGCAGGCCCATTATCTTTTATATTCTTGATACATTTATCTGCTGCCCCCTTATTTTTAAGTTGTCCGGCGCGAAACCAATCGCGACCCAATTTGTCAGCCAATTCCATCTTATTCTTATTATGTAAATAAATTACATCGGGATTTCAAATTTATATTTTTTTTCTTTTTTATATTTTATTCTTTATTCTTTTTTATTTTAATTTTTTTTTTTTTTTTTACTTGCAGTTCCGGATACACGGTTTTATTAATGGATTTATATAAATCTTTATTCACAAATAATTTAGAGAAATGACGAATTTCACATTTTTCGAATACCGGTATTAATCGAAATCCCCTAAACATTTATTACTATTATATAATATTTGATATTTTTTTATATACTTAATTTTTTTATTATGATATGAATCTGTAATTAATGATCTAAATATTTTATAAAGAAACATAAAAACTCTCTCATTAATAATAACATTACTTACTATATTTTTATATTGAAAATATTTCATATATGTATATAAAATCATATAGATAAAAGGCGTTCTCAAAAATAATAATAGTGATATTCTTTTATATTTGACATAATTTTTACACATTCCTAAAACAGGGATAATTATTAATGAATGAATCATATTATATTATAATTATAATTATAATAATTATCTTAAATACTTATAAAATTTTATATATAAATATTATATGAAAGATTCATTAAAATATGGTTTGATTGGTTTATCTATTACACCCATTATAATATTAATGGTTATATATTTGCTGGCATTTATATTTGTACTATCTTTTAATAAGAAATCTACATTACGAGAAGATTTTATACATGCTTATGAAATTTCTTATATGGTAATATCATTAATATTGTCTGGATATCGAAAAATAATATAAATAATAATAATATATCTTATTATGATAATTATTTATAAATTTGAATATTACAATTTGTGTTAATAAAAATATGTTGAGTATTGAAGAAACAAAATTAATTGATTGGTTAAAATCGATTGGTATTTCAACTATGTATATTTATAAAATAAAAGAAATATTTAATGAAGAAGGTATTAAATTTTGTCGTAAAACTATGAATTGTTTTACAACAGAAGATATTAAAAAATATGTCGAACAGATGAAAATAAACGAAGAAAAACAATTTTTAACCGACTTATTAGAAGATTGTCCTGGTGTAGATGTATCTACAGCAGTTTCTGAATTAATGAATAGGTAATGAACAAGTCCATGCTCTATCATCACATGAATCATATGCTACCATAGATACACTATTTTTATTAAAGTCTGAAACACATTGAGTATTAGTAGGACATTCTTTTTTTCTATCAATATGTTCCTGAGAATTATCCTCACAAAATCTATAGCAAATATCTCCAATATTCAAAGGAGATCTTTTATAATATGATGTACATTCAGATTCCCCAGGAGAAAAACAATACATCCTTGTGCATTCCCCTATTTTTCCATTATTAACTGAACAAGTATTACAACCATCATACCATGAAGCACAATTACTTGGTATTTTGCCAACACATTTCCCATGATCATCCCTTTTTTCATTAGGGGAACACGGTTCTGAACATGTCCCAGGAGCATCTGCTATCATAGGTCCCATTGTATTTACGCATTCTAATCCATCCATACATCTGGTTTGATATTCAGGAAGAGTATATCCTCCACACGACTCACCAGTAATTGATTTATCAATGCATTCTCGTGGTTGTAATCTTCGCCCCCCTAGTCGATAGGGTTGAGAACCCATATCTCTACAAAATTGACCACTATTACAATCAGTATCCTGATTACAATCACCTTGATTACTACAATCATATGATGGACAGGATGTTAAGCATCCACATTCATCAGTTTGTGTTACCAACCTACATGAGTCCATATTTATATCACCCATATAAGGCATAGGACAAGGAGGTGCTGGAGGACACACCCGGCGCGATGTACAGTCATTCTCTGAATCAATATTCTGAATTAATGGATATACTGGTTTTTCTGAAATACAATCCGTTTCCCATGGCCTTATACATGAATTAGTTTGCTCACACCATGAATATCCACCATCCAATACACAACCATGTTCATCTCTTTGGGAACCTGCCAACATTTGTCCTTGAACATTACTAATAAATAACATATTTGCTAACAACTTTAACATTTTCATTTTATAATATATATATATAAATTAATCTTAAGTATTTCTGGTTTCATTAATCAACTTGATATATATTTTGATACATATCTATCATAGGTATTCTTATACCATAACCTTTTACTGTATATTTTTTACCTTTCTCTAATTTATTATATTCCTCTGCTCTATTAAAATCTAATTTGAACCATACATTTCCTGATTGATATATATTATTATCAGTATCTACTATATTATAATTAGATCCACTTCTTCTATATCTGGTATATTTATCTTTTATTGTAATAGTTTTTTCAAAATGTGTTATATAATACAATACAATATTAAATATTATTGATCCAACTATTATTAATAATAATATAAGATTAAAACGATGAAAATATAACAAATCTAAAAACTTATTCATATATATATTATATAATATTTTATGTTTTTGGTATATTTGTTAAAGAGTGATAATAAATCTTATATTGGATATACAAATGATTTTTTTAGAAGATGGAAACAACATAATTGTATTTTAAAAGGTGGTGCGAAATATACAACAAGAAATAATAAATATCCATGGGACCCTATTTGTATTATTGATGGATTTATTTGTAAAAAAGAAGCAATGAGATGTGAATGGAAATTAAAAAGAGCAAGAGGATATTTAAATAGGATAAAATATATTGACTATATATTTAATAATGAAGAGAAATTTACAAAAAATGGATCAGAAATAAAATCTTTAAATTTAAAAATCTACTCTAAAAAAGAATACTATAAATATTTTAATAATTTAGAATTAAGAGAATTGGAATGGATAAATTAATTAAATTATTTAGTTACTGTATGCCAAACCACCCATACCACTCATGATTCTGAGGACATTGTAGTTGACAGCGTAGATGACGCCGCTACCAGGTGACCCACCAAGAGTTAATTCAGCATTGTCAATTCTGGAGAAGTTACATGTACCAGATGGTTGGTGCTCTTCAGGTTTGAGGGCGAAGGAGTATACACCGATAGGCTTGGTGTCTTGGGAGGTGCGGGCCTGCTTGACTATGTTGATGTCAGGTTCCCACATCTGGACGGAATCAATCGTAGTGTTGATGGCAGTTTGAGCTATCGCGTCGTCAGCCGTTCCTTCTAAGTCTAATAGGATATTCCTGTCAAAATATACCAAAGTGGATGCTCCTTGAATATCACCAGGGCCAGCACCCCCGTTTTCTACATTAACAACACGGGTAATAGCGACATCCATGGCCAGCGCCGTTCCACCGTACGCCGCACCATTCAATGCCGTTCCGTTCAATCGCACGTATCGTCCTTCATACCTATGAAATTGTGCTCCTGTTGTCCTATCCAGCATTATGCATGCTTTACCGGCCGTCTGCATCGCACCCCACTGAGTTTTGGTAGCATTAGCAGCAGCCCCCCCCACCTCTGCGTCGACTACCGAGGTGCCATCTCCTGGTTCGACAATTTGTGCGTCGTCAGCGACCGATCCTTGAGATGGATTGACCACAACAGCATGAAATTTGTTGGCGGATGGTGCAGCAAAATCTTTGGTGCCGGTCCCTGCTGCTAGGGCTATACAACCGTCCAGCAACGCAGCCGTATTTTCTGTCCCTAATGTTGTATAATTACTCGAAACCTGAGCAGCACCCGGTAAGTTCTGGCGGGGAACAGCGGTGTGGTAATCGTATGGTTGCTGTAAATAAAAGTGTTCCTTTTGTCTCGTACTGAAACGATCATGACCATTTAATTTTAACCCTACATCGGCGGCTTGGGTGGCGGTAGACCAGATAAGTTCTTTAACTGGATGATTAAAGTTGAGTTTATTCTTGTCCTCGACGGCAGTTTGTTCTTGAACTTGTTCAATAAGGTATTCGTGAGATACTTGAGCGAATCTACGTCTTTCATCAGTGTCAAGGTATATGTAATCACAGAATAAAGTTGAATTATTGTTATCACTTAATGTAAATTTAACTTTAACTTCATGGTATTGAAGAGCAATGAGTGGTAAAGCAAGACCAGGGTGGCGGCAGAACCAAAATTGAAGTGGAATGTGGACTTGCTTTACACCTGTGCGCGCGCCGCCGTCGTCGGTATCGAGTACACCAATTTGACCAGTCATAGCTTTAAGACCAATGGCTTTAGATTCTGAAGTAGAAAGTTCATTCCATGTATCCATCCATTGACCAGATTGTCTATCAATTCTTTGACCACCAATTTCTAATTCAACATTTAAGATAGTATTTGGCGCGGTGCCATCTTCGGGACCTACAAGGTACATTTTGTGAACTAAATCACCATTTCTGGAGATTGTAGCAACAACATTATTTCCAGCACCACTGAAAGTTTGTTGGATAGACTCCATGGAGAAGTTAGTGTGTCTGCGATAGACAACTTTAAAGAAAGTAATTTGTGGGTTACCAGTAAGGTAAATATCTTGTGCGCCATAAGCTACTAATTGCATTAATCCTCCTCCCATTTGTTTTTATACTATACCATAGAAAAAAATTTTAGAGAAATTAATTAATTTAAATTCTTTTAAAAATTAGTACAATATTTAGAAAAACATATTAATTATTTAAAATCTATATAAATAGATTAGATTATTTATTAATTTATTTAGTTACTGTATGCTAAACCACCCATACCAGACATAATGCGGAGTACATTGTAGTTGACAGCGTAGATGGTGCCGGTGGTGCCAGACTGCGCGGGACCTGTTAAAGTTAATTCAGCATTGTCAATTCTGGAGAAGTTGCATGTGCCAGATGGTTGGTGCTCTTCCGGTTTGAGAGCGAAGGAGTATACACCGATAGGTCTGGTGTCTTTGGAGGTGCGGGCCTGATTGACTAAAGATGTTTGTGCTATAACTTCTTTAATAGAAGTTATATTAATGTTGTCCGCAACGATGGCCCCGTCGCCCTGGAGAAGTACTCTATCAAACCAAACAACTGTATCGGCAGCATCTAACCCCTTGGCCGCCGGTACGCCAGCTGAATCTTTTATGCCAGTTACTCTTGCGGTATGCGTGGTAGCTGTATTGGGCTCCGAATCACTTGAACTGTCTAACCAACGCGGCCCATACGCTGTTATTTGGTACAGACTACCTACCGTAAACATCGCGGATGCTTCTGCTGCCGTGAAAGCAAAGCCGATTTCGTTAAAGGTCAGACATTCAGCAGGAGAGACAGTGGTGTCAAATAAACCGTTGGATGGATCCCATGTTAAATATGTTGCATTGGCACCGGTCGAGGTCACCTCAGTGTGACCTACGAGCATATTACCGACTCCGACGGGATCCAACCCTGAGCCGGCATCGGTACCGGTAATTGATGACAGCGGTGCAGGGTTGGCGGCCGTGCCGATCGTTTTTGCTGTTAAATCAGAATAATTACTAGTCAGCTGAGCAGCACTCGGTAAATTCTGGCGGGGGACAGCAGTGTGGTAATCGTATGGTTGCTGTAAATAAAAGTAGTCACTTCCTCTTGTACTGAAACGATCATGTCCATTTAATTTTAATCCTACACTTGTTGGTTTGGCATCGGATGTTGTGCTCCAGATAAGTTCTTTAACAGGATGATTAAAGTTGAGTTTTTGGGCAGCGCTGGTGGCTGTAGATTGTTCTTGAACTTGTTCAATAAGGTATTCGTGTGATACTTGAGCGAATCTACGTCTTTCATCAGTATCAAGGTAGATGTAATCACAATATAATTCAAATTTCGTAGCGCTAGCTGGCTGTGCTAAGTCAAACTTAACTTTAACTTCATGATATTGAAGAGCGATTAAGGGTAAAGCAAGACCTGGATTGCGGCAGAACCAGAATAAAAGTGGGATATGTACTAATCCTACACCGGTGGAGGTCGCGGTGCCGCCGGTTGTGCCAATTTGACCAGTCATAGCTTTAAGACCAATAGCTTTAGATTCTGAGGTAGAAAGTTCGTTCCAGGTGTTCATCCATTGACCAGAGTGTCTATCAATTCTTTGACCACCAATTTCTAATTCAACTGTATTAATTGCTGTATCCGCCGCGGTCAATGCAGCGGATGCAGATTGACAAAGGTACATTTTATGAACTAAATCACCATTTCTGGAGATTGTAGCAACAACATTATTTCCACCACCACTGAAAGTTTGTTGGATAGACTCCATAGAGAAGTTAGTGTGTCTGCGGTAGACAACTTTAAAGAAAGTAATTTGTGGGTTACCAGTAAGGTAAATATCTTGTGCGCCATAAGCTACTAATTGCATTAATCCTCCTCCCATTTTTTTGTTTTTATACTATAACATAGAAAAAAATTTTAAAGAAATTAATTAATTAATTAATTCAAAAATAAAATTAAAATCTTCTATAAAATTTTTAAAAAATTTAATTATTAAAAATAATTTAATTCTATAGATATTATGAATAAACAATTAATTAGTAAACCAGTTGTTGAAAATATTTATGAAAATATATTTTAATTTTTAGTTTATTTATTTAATTACTGTAAGCTAAACCACCCATACCAGACATAATACGAAGTACATTGTAGTTGACAGCGTAGACAAAGACCAAATTTCCGTCTTGATCTTCTAAATTCCCCTCCCCACCGGAGCCGTTTTTGTTTTGTTCGGAAGAATAAGATCCTGTTAATTGAGCATTATCAATGCGAGAGAAGTTACAGGTGCCTGAAGGTTGGTGCTCTTCTGGTTTAAGGGCAAAAGAATAAACCGCAATTGAATCTGGATTATTAACTGCACCATAACCAGTATGATGTTGCCATACTTGTGTTCTAGTGAAATATTTAAAATCTCTTTCTTTAAAACGATCGTGACCATTAAGTTTTAATTGCCAGACGCCAGTTATATTTTGTTCAGTAAAATAAGCAGAATTTTTCCCCTTCATCGCGGTAATTTGCCCGTCGTGCCGCCCTTCTGCAGGATTTATACCTTCGCCGGACTTGCTACTAATTCCACCTGTCCAAATTAATTCTTTAACTGGATGATTAAAATTTAAATCGAGGGTTGCCGGTGCACCAGCTGTGGTGCCTGAAAATTCAGAAAATTGTACTTGTTCAATTAAATATTCATGTGAAACTTGAGCAAATCTACGTCTTTCATCAGTGTCAAGGTAGATATAATCACACCATAAATTAAATGTTGCTTCGGGAAGGCTGGGGGACTGTGTGAGCCCCTGCCCAAAATTGCCACTAGTATCGCCATCTTTTAAAATTAATCTAGTTAGTTCTTCAAAATTTATCTTTACCTTTACTTCATGATATTGGAGGGCAATTAGAGGCAAAGCGAGACCTGGATTGCGACAAAACCAGAATAGTAAAGGTACCCAAATTTTACCACGGATTTGTGGTACCAACGAGGCCGTTTTTGATGCATTCCAAGCAGGTGCGAGCACTGGAGCATCGCCATCATTAGTATTTAATCCCAATCCATTACCGGTCATCTTATTGTATAAAGTTTCTGTAGAACCACTTGGGTTAAATTCAGTTAACTGGGAATAAACAGAATGCCAGTGACCATAATGTTTATCAATTCTTTGACCACCGATTTCTAATTCACATTCTTTCATTAAACGACTACCATAATTTGCTACTAATGTACAGTCCTCGCCCGTTTTGGTTATTAATTCATGCTCCAAATACATTTTGTGAACTAAATCACCATTTCTGGAGATTGTGGCAACAACATCGCTGCCGAAACCAGGATGTCCAGAGAATGTTTGGACAATAGCCTCCATAGAGAAGTTAGTGTGTCTGCGGTAGACAACTTTGAAGAAAGTAATTTGCGGGTTACCAGTAAGGTAAATATCTTGTGCGCCATAAGCTACTAATTGCATTAATCCTCCTCCCATTTTTATTTTTATAATATAACATAGATAAAAATTTTAGAGAAATTAATAAAAAAAAAAAAATTAGAAATTATTTAAAAATGATTATTTTAATTTAGTTACTGTATGCTAAACCACCCATACCACTCATGATACGGAGGACGTTGTAGTTGACGGCGTAGACTGTAGTAGTACCTGTGGATGCCGAAATTAATTGAGCATTATCAATACGGGAGAAGTTACAAGTCCCCGAAGGTTGGTGTTCTTCTGGTTTAAGTGCAAATGAATAAACAGCAATTGAATCTGCTACTAGACCACCATATCCACTATGGTGTTGCCATACTTGAGCTCTAGTGAAATATCTATAATCACGAGCAGCAAAACGGTCATGACCATTTAATTTTAATTGGAAAGTATTTACCCCAGAAGCAGCAGCAGTTAGTACACCGCCGCCTGGTGTCCTCGACATATTTCCTACCCAAATTAATTCTTTAACAGGATGATTAAAATTAAGATCAGTGGAATCAGTTGCCCAGGTTTGTTCTTGTACTTGTTCAATAAGGTATTCATGTGAAACCTGAGCAAACCTACGGCGTTCATCTGTATCAAGGTAAATATAATCACAATATAATTTATTTTCAGACAATTTGTTCAAGGCCTTACTGAATGGTATAGTGAAGCTGTGATTTAAAATAACTTTCACCTCATGGTACTGGAGGGCAATAAGGGGTAAGGCGAGTCCCGGATTACGGCAGAACCAAAATTGAAGAGGGACAAAGAAATATGCATCTGCCGTCTCATCCGAGGCGGCTGGTATTCCACCCATGCCACTCATCTTTTGAAATAGGGTCCCTGCAGACTCACATAATGCACCTGATCCTGTGACACCAGTTGGATTTGGTTCTGTTAATTCAGCCCAGGTTTCCATCCATTGGCCTGTATGTTTATCAATTTTTTGACCACCAATTTCAAGTTCAATATCTGTAATCCCTGCAGATGAAGGATTTCCTGTATTCTGGGTGGAGCCGGTGGCGGGTTTTAATTGTAAATACATTCTGTGAACTAAATCACCATTACGGGAAATAGTTGCCGTGCAACGACCAGGTGCTTCGGAGGTCCCATTCCAGGTTTGCTCAATAGCCTCCATAGAGAAGTTAGTGTGTCTGCGGTAGACAACTTTAAAGAAAGTAATTTGTGGGTTACCAGTAAGGTAAATATCTTGTGCGCCATAAGCTACTAATTGCATTAATCCTCCTCCCATTTTTTTGTTTTTATAATATAACATAGAAAAAAATTTTAGAGAAATTAATTAATTTAAATTAATTAAAAACTTTTAAAAATGATTATAATATTTAGAAAAATATATTAATTATTTAAAATCTATAGAAAAATTATTATTTTAATTTAGTTACTGTATGCTAAACCACCCATACCACTCATGATACGGAGGACGTTGTAGTTGACGGCGAAGATTGTTAGATTTGCGGCGTGGTCCATCACTAACTGAGCATTATCAATTCTTGAAAAGTTACAGGTTCCGGATGGTTGGTGTTCTTCTGGTTTAAGAGCAAAGGAGTAAACTGCTATTGAGTCGTTAAATTGACCGGGGGCACCTGAGGAGATATTACCCAAGGTACTTGCTTTACCCACCCCACCCGATCCAGAATGGTGTTGCCATACTTGTGTTCTGGTGAAATAACGATAATCACGTTTCGCAAAACGGTCATGTCCATTTAATTTAAGAAGATAAGCTACCCCGGTAAGCACTTCACTGGGATCATTGGTTCCGGATCCGGCATTGCTAGTATGGTGGAAAACTGAATTTGGACCAGTCCAAATTAATTCTTTTACTGGGTGATTAAAGTTTAGATCAGCGGTGGCCGCTGTCGTACTTACCTCCTGCACTTGTTCAATAAGATATTCGTGTGATACTTGAGCAAAGCGTCTGCGTTCATCAGTATCCAGGTAAATGTAATCGCACCATAATTTTTGCGTCAAACCTGGCGGAGTGCCGTCTCCAGCCCAGGTCGTTGTAAGAATATGATTTAATACAACTTTAACTTCATGATATTGAAGGGCAATTAAGGGTAAAGCAAGACCAGGGTTACGACAAAACCAAAATTGAAGCGGGATAAAAGCGCGCGTACCTTCTTTCACAACCTCCACGCCACCCATACAACTCATTGTTTGGAATAACGTACCATATTCCGTGGCGGTCTGCCCCATTGTTTGTCCAGTAGGATTGGGTTCGGTTAACTCCGCCCATGTTTCCATCCATTGACCCGTATGTTTATCAATTTTTTGACCTCCAATTTCTATTTCAATATCTGTTATAAAATGTGCTCCCGGATTACTAATGTTGCTGCCGGCCTTAATGTTATTCGCGGTGTTTGATACTTCAATATACATTCTGTGAACTAAATCACCATTGCGAGAAATAGTGGCGGTGCAGCGACCATTAGAATCCGCGCCACCATTCCAAGTTTGTTCAATAGCCTCCATTGAGAAGTTAGTGTGTCTGCGATAGACGACTTTAAAGAAAGTAATTTGCGGGTTGCCAGTAAGGTAAATATCTTGTGCGCCATAAGCTACTAATTGCATTAATCCTCCTCCCATTTTTGTTTTTATAATATAACATAGAAAAAAATTTTGGCGAAATTAATTAATTAATTCAAATTAATTCAAATAAAAATTCAAAAATATCTATAAATTTTTAAAAAATGACTATAATTTCCCAAATATTTAAAAAATATCTATAATTTAAATTAAATTATTAAAAGAACTATATTTTAAATTAAATTATTAAAATTTTTTATAAAAATATAATTTATAAAATTTGAATTATATTATACTTAAAAATTATAACTATATATTATTAAAATGGCAGAACAATATGAAAAGAAAGAACTCAGACAACATATCTATGACACACCTGATACATATGTCGGTGGCATCGATAAAATTAATGAAGTTCTGCCCATTTTAAACGATAATAAAATCAATTTTAAAGAAATTGAATATATCCCGGCACTACTCAATATCTTTAATGAGATTCTTGTAAATGCGAGAGATCAAATTGTTAGATTACAAGGTCAAGAAGACCCTAATATTATACAAGTATCTCAAATAAAAATTAACTTTAACGAAGATAATTCAATAACTGTATTAAATGATGGAAATGGTATTACTATTAAAAAACATGAAAAAGAAAAAATATATATTCCTCAATTAATCTTTGGAGAATTATTAACTTCATCTAATTATAAAAAAGATGAAAAAAGAATTGTTGGTGGTAAAAATGGATATGGAGCAAAACTTGCGAATATCTTTTCACAAGAATTTACTATTGAAACTGTTGATCATATTAATAAATTAAAATATACCCAAACTTGGGAAAATAATATGACTAAATGTAATGAACCAATTATTAAGAAATGTCAAGGAAAACCGTATACTAAAATTACTTGGAAATGTGATTTTAAAAGATTTGAATTAGAGAAATATTCAGATGATATGATTAAATTAATGTATCGTAGGATTTATGATATTGCTGGAATTACTGATAAATCTATAACAGTATCTCTAAATGATGAAAAAATTAAAA